AGTAGCACTATGCACCATTCACTAAATTTCATATCGATCAATCCAAAGCCAATTTAAAGCGGTATGTAATTCTTGCTCGCTAATTATCCCATGGGTATACACACCATACAAATACCCACTAGTTACTTGATTATGAACACTATTAATATTACTCATTATCTTCTTTATATAAAATGTTAAATTTATATAGCATGTGATAATACACAATCGTTTTTATTAGACTTGAATCTAAAGCAATTTCTACTATTTCTTCCATGTCATGAAAAGCCCCGCTATGACCCAGTGTATACTACTGTACTCTTCATAAGGCAAAATACGTAAATTAAACAATATCGTCGCATAAGTATCTACTAATTCCATTTGTTCGCCAAGTGTTTTAATATCACCACCCATATTCTAATGCCATTTTTCTTTTATACAGTCGGTGCATTGTGATGTCCATATCGCCATGGTGCAATAATTTAAACCACCTAATTGCTTCTATGTAATATATAGCATATATTAACTGTTCTTTATTCATAGGTTGTCCACATATAAGAAAGAGTATAGTCATAGCCATAAGCATCTCTCCAGGGCATCAATCGACATATAGCAAGCGTACGAATATAGCATTTTACCCAATATATTTCCCCACTATTTAGTGTTCGGATAATGTTTTTATATTCCGCCATAAAAGCCTCTTGTGTGAAAGTGATCATCACGTGGTATAGAGGTATAATAGGCGGATAAGTTTGCTACTGGAGTATATGTGTAATTACCATTAGATCGATATATGATATCATTAATCAATATATAATCACCGACAGGGATCGGCAAAATGTGAAATCGCTGTATAGAATAGAAATAGGACCATTTATTTAACTTTGACATTTTCATACTTTCTTAGGTAATACACTATGTGTTTATTATCAGGAAAAGGTGTTAATATTTGCAAGCGTTTTGCACTACGTATGTATTGAATAAGCAAATGACGCAATACCACTACAGTTTACCTCTTTTGGGAAATAAATGTGCCCCTAAGCGAGGCGATGGGTCATATCCGCGAGCAATTTCTTCCGTATAAAATGCAATAGTTACGGCATCATAATAATCAGTAATCTTTAAATAATATAAACCCTTGGCGTAATTGTACATTAGTGTAGCTTTATATGTCATTTTACTTGTTTCTTTAAACGTTTATTAATATAACGATATACTTGACGTACAGGCCAATCTGGTATCATACCCAACCGCTGTGTGGCACGTAAGTAATTTATCAATATTGTCCAGGGTTGTGTCATTCATCACCACATTGTACTAAAGCAAAAGTGCAGGCGGATAACGCCTTGAAATTATTAAAAAAACAAAAATTTCACCGATCGGGGTTATTCATTTATACTAGCGCGTGCATCAGTTGGTAATTGCTAGTATATAATCTTACCTTTTCATGTTTAGAGATAATTTTTAATCGATATAATATTTTACAATAACAATTCCACATGGTTATATTATACACGTGGAAATTTGATGGTGTGTATATCTGCAATATAGCAGTCTACAAAAGAAATATGTAGCCGCTCAAGAGAAGCTAAATAAGGCTTAACAGTAGGGTGGTATGGATAATACGGGTAAGGATGTAATTCCTCATCGGTGATCCCAAACCGATAAAGAATACCATCATACATTAATATATGTGCATATTTATTCATGGTATTTCTGGATAAAATTTATCACGCCATGGTACAAGCTGCAAGCGCTTACACGCCAAGATATATAGTGTATAGAGATAACCTCTATATCTCGGTTTCTTGTTCTTCACTCCAGGTGCCTCCAGTACAATCTTTGCAATAATAAATCTTTTGCTTATTGCCATCAGTCATGTAAGTGATATTAGTAGAACCACAATGTGGACAAGTCATACCGTTTCCTTTTTGTTTGAGTTTTTTACACAAATTGTATAATATATATCCAAGCTGTAATAAAATTTGATAACATTAACATTACGCACAGCTCTTAAATAGCCTAGCCATGTATCTTGCCATGCTTCAATAGATGCATAATCAATCATAATTTTTTAAGCTCTTGATCCATGATACGATCAATGCCTTCACCCCAAAAATTTAATTCCTTAATAATACTTTTTTTCCATTGTGGCTGTAGTTTTAGCGAGCATAATATTTTTCTATAATTCCATAATATAGTAATTACATAATAAGGGCTATCTTGATCATAGGAAATATTCAACATATTTATTATCCAGTTCTTCTTCTATACTTCTTCTATAGTAAAACTGCCCATTTTTGATAATTTTTATTCGTCGACAAGCAAGTAAATAGTCTAATACTACAGATTTTGAGAAAATATTATAATTACACATTATTCTGGCCACTGTTGGGTATTGAGGTATTGACTCCTATATACCTCTAGTGCCCCTACATATTGTATATACATTATGGACAATCCATATGCTTCGTATACTGTACATATGTAATCATTAACTAATTGGGCAAGTTTATAGTGTTTCTTATTCACAGCTCACTCATCCACATATGTGCAGCATAGCGATAGATACGATTATACTCTTGAGAATATCTATCTATTAATCGATAGTTGCACAAAGTTTCAATATACAGTAGATAAAGATAATATTCTTCGCCACTATTCATAGGTTTTCCAACCAGGAGTCAAAGGAGCTGGGTGATATATCGCCATCAATAAGTCTAGATAATCTATTTGGACCTACCGATGTAACTATAGTATATCTCTCACCATCCATAATAAATTTTTCTTTTGTGGATACATAAAGAGTTTCATAGGGAAAACTATTAATAAAACCGTGTTTGCGGCGATTTATGTGACCATCGCTTTGATGTATATTGAATTTAGGTGTTTTTCTAGTCGTCTTGCTCATAATCATCCATCAAAAAACGAGTTAATATTTCCAATGCTTTTTCTACTCTTTTTGCTTTTGCACTCATTGAGGGACGTTTATAATCTCGCATCATATATTCCGCACATTCTTGTAAAAAGGGACAAGCTTTGCAACGCTCATTATCGCAGCAATCCCCTTGGTGCTCGATTATATAATTCACCACATCTTCATTTATCATCTTCTTTTCCTAATACAACTCGCTCTATTTCAATATCATTAAGTGCTTGTATTGCGGCTTCTAAAAAAGACCCAGTATTAATACCGCCTTGGCTTTTAAAAACATAAGTGAGACAAGATTGTTTTTGCCCTAATGGGCAATTAATACATATTTTGGGGCCAGATATATCATTAATCCACGTGCATTGCCCGCGATTATCGATGATTTTCTGAAGAATCTCACGTGGTTTCATTTTGCCCCAGTATAATGATAAAATATAATAGGATCGTTTTGAACTATTATGATAATATTATACCGATTATCGATTTCATAAGGAGATATGGTAAGTGAGCGACATGCCAAAACCTACCCAGGTTTATCCTGATCGGGTTAATCAAAAGCCTTCACCGATGCCTGTAAATATTCAGGATGTTAGCTTAAATAAGCAAAACTTTGATCAATTACTACAAAATCGTGGTATTCGCTTTATTCATCGTAAGGCAGTTCCTTGTGTAAATATGAATTCACTAGATGACAATTCACATAATCCTAATTGCACAATATGTGATGGTAGTGGGCTTTATTATTATGAAGAGAAAGAAATCTATGGGATATTTACTTCAAATAGCCTGCAGAAAAACTTTGAGCAACAGGGCTTCTGGGAAATAGGTACGGCAGTGGTGACATTGCCTGCAGAGTATGAAGATGGCACACAATGTGAACTTGGACAATATGATCAACTAGTTATACCAGATTTTACTGTTAGATTATGGGAACTGAAAGAATACTACCCTACGGACAATAACCAGCAACGTCTCCGTTATCCTATTGATACCTTTGAGTTTATGAGCTCTGTGGAGAATGGCTCGGTGGTTTCATACACAGAAGGAACTGACTTTAATGTGGTTGATGGTAATATTGAATGGGTAACTGGAAAGACTCCATCATATGATGCTACAATCGACCGTGGTTCCGCCTATAATATTGTTTACTATGCTAATCCTGTGTATGTAGTTATGAATCATATGAGAGAGTTGCGTGTTTCACAGCAATTAGTAGGCGGCCAGAAGACTGCAATCAGAATGCCTCAAAGTGTTTTGGTAAAGAGAGATTTTCTTAATAACCCATCGGATTCTGAATAACCTATATAATAGGTTATAATGATATAGATTAATACGGTTTTATACACCAGTGGAGCAAATATGCCGGCACCCGTAAGTAAGAAACAGATGAGGATGATGTACGCCATCGCAAATGGCGGCAAGGGCAAACCAAAGCGTGGTGGGCCTGGTCCAGACAAAAGTGTGGCACAATCCTATGCCAATGCCAACAATAGTGCACCAGCTGAAGAAGATAAGGGAAAAGCATACGAGGGTGGCAGACATCCTGCAGGAAGTGGTAGACACCCACATGGACTAAAAGGAAGCCGAAGCAAAGAAGAACGAAAAAAGACTGATAAGAAGAAAAAAGAAAGCGTTAAAAAATCAGATACTGAATTTGGTGCGGGTATTATTGTTGTTAATGATAAAGGACAAGTGTTATTAGGACGACAGACAGATAATAAATGGAGCACTTTTGGTGGCAGTGTAGATGCCCATGAAAGATCACATGATGCAGCTATTCGTGAGCTGAAAGAAGAAATTGGGCTTAAGGCTGAAAAGCTTTATGAAATCAATCCTCAATCTGGTTGTGATACATCAAATACCTTTGTGTGTGAACAATGGACTGGCACCCCCAAAGTAGACAAAAGAGAATTTAAATCTTATAAGTGGTTTGATATACATGATATTCCATGGGGTAAGTTAAGGTATTGCTCAAAAGAGCCACTAAGACAATTTACCTACAAACAACTGCATAAATCCAAGCGATTGAAGGATATGTTGTATCTCGAGGATTTGCAGAAGAATATCTTACGTAGTAATGCCGGCAGTGAAGTTGTACATGATGTGACCCATGGTGATGCATTAAAGTTAGTTGGAAATGGTGTTTTTCGAATGCTTCGCAATGCTGTGAAGGATATGGTAGATGAAGATTTCAGGGAATTGAAAGTAGATACTTATACACTATTTATTCGCAAGCACTGCAATGATGTGTATTCTGGTCGAATTAATGATGGCAACAAACAAGTACATCAATTCACCAATAAGAGTCTTCCTGCGGTATCCGTTGAGCTAATGAGCGTATTTGAATGGTATTTACCTGAGGATGCACAAGAATTAGAAATCGTTGATGATTTGCATGATAGTGATATTAATGGTGGCATGCAGAAATTGATAGATGATTATTATAAACATAATATTATTAACATCTATCAAGAAATGGAAAATATTCGTGCTGAAATTAGGCAATCACATGCAGTAGATATCCAACAAGTCGAACAAAAGATCATGAAATTGTTTGATAAATTAGAATCTACAGTATTGCAGCATGCAGATAAACACAATACACTTGTATCTGATGCCGGTAGTCACATCGATGAGGTACATGAGAAGCTAAAAGAACTTCAACTTAAGATTGATGAGCTTAATCAAAAGCCAACTGAAGTCGAAGCAGTGTCACGTGATCCACGAAATCCTGGCAATCCTACTCAGGTGCACGAAGAAAGTTATATGTATCTCACTAAGCCCCAAATTGAGATTGAGCCTGGTGGGAAAATGAGAATCTTATTCAAATCAGATTGGACCTATATGGATCAATCAAATTACCTAAAGGACTTAAGGGCCAGAGCTCTGAAGAAAATAAAACAATAATGACTAATCCTACCCTAGAATTGAATATGTTACGCAATAAGCTTTTAACACAGGCTTATTCAGAGCAGGGGTGGATTGGTAAAATGGGTTTTCAATTGCGCTCAATCTTGCGAATGCGTGGTAAATCTGAGGATCGTATTGATGAGATTATGCATTGGGCTGAGCAAGATTTAAATATGGCCATCTTAGATATTGTAACCGATAGTTTGCAACAGGTTCAACAATTAGCTATTGAATATGGTATTGAAGATTTTGTGGAAAAGGTTTGCATCAAGCCAGTTGGTGGTAATTTTGAAGTTACTGTGATGGATGGGGATATGGACTATTCTGAACCACAAGTAGAGATGCTGCCAAGATTGTTGATGAATGGTAAGACTGCTAAGGATGGTTCTGTGTATCGAGTCATTCCACTTCCTACAGTTCGTGGTTATAAAGCTAGATCGTTATCGAATGTGGATGCAATTTTAGAACGTGCTAATAATATTAAACAGGAACAGTTACTTAAGCGGGAACAACGAAGAACACATATGCGAGAACAACGAGAGTTGGATGCTTATCGCATGACTAGGCAACTTTCAGGCTCAATGCCTAGGGCTACTATGGTAACTCAAGAGATTGCCCCACAAGGAAAAGAATTTAGAACTGCATCCAGCAAGCAAGACCCGCACACTATGTGGGTAAGACCTGCACGCAAAATTGATGTTGCAGAAGAAATTATGACTATCAATACTAATATGAATCGCCGTATTGATGATGCTACTCAATCAATTGTTAATAGGTATGGAATATAATGAGTTTTGTAATGCCACAAATTGCACTTCAACGAGTAATACAAACAGGTATTGCTAGTTTACGCAATAATCGTGCAGCATTTAATGAGATTTTTGATCTATATACTCATGAGTCTATGGACAATGACTATGGACAATCATATATTGATAATATCTGGACATGGTTCACCGAAACTCGTATTCCTGTAGTTCAAGCATGGGCTCTTAATAAGACTCGTATTCCTGGCATAAGTGTTCATTTATCGCAAGAAATGGAAGATGAATCTAAAGCTGCCATTGGTGACCATCACCATATTAGCTACGATGATGATACTGCAGTGGGGATTGGGGTGTTTACGGTAAATTTAGATATTGGTATTCATGCCGACAAGACTGGTGACGAAGTATTGTGGTTGTATTATATTGTAAGTTATGCTCTTTTTAATCAAAAAAGGCTAGCAGAAGATTTAGGTATTAAGCTCCAGACATTTAACGGCTCTGATTATGGTCGTAAAATTGAATGGATGCCAGAAAATATTTGGTCTCGCTGGATACGCTTTAAGTGTACAGTAGAGAATATGTGGGGATCATCTGACTTATTTGAAGCAGATAGTGTTGAAATTGATTTAGATGCTGAATCAAATGAAATACTTGTAGATGTAAGTGCCCCTATTAGAGACGAACCATAACCAAGGAGAATAACATGGCCCGTAAGGCAAAAACAGCTAAAGAGATAGCTTTAGCTAAAGAAATCAAGGAGATGGAAATGGCCAAGAAAAAAGAAGCCATGGAAAAAGCTCCAAAAGTTGCACCCGTAGTTGATCTGGGTGTTAGTTTTGATGAATGGTGGATGTTGCTAGTGAAGAAAATCACTATCCGACCATCCTACAAAGAGGTTATTAAGGCTGATTTTAAAGCTAGAGGCTTAGGTGATCGCGCATCTATGGCAGAATACGATAAAGCCCTAGAATTATATGGTATAAAACTTTAATTTTAACTTTAACATTACGCTATAATATCTTAGCGAGCTTATAGCATGAAAGTGAAAATCATAGGAGTAACAAATGGCAATCAATGTAAGTTTTAACGGAGCCACGATCTACAAGCCTGGAGCGTACTCCAAGTCTACAATTGATCTTGGTGGTGGGCTACCTATTGGTCCCTCTGGCTTGATCGCAGTTTTTGGCGAAGCTGATGCTGGTAAGCCCGGTGCCAACGAAGTCAATATCGCAGATAATCGCTACAATGCAAGTGAAATTGTATCGATTCGCAATAAATATCGATCTGGTCCAATTTTGGATGCAGCAAATTTCCTTTTTGCACCTGCATCTGATGCGGCAATTCCTAGCGGAGCAAATACAGTATGGTTTTATAAAACCAATGCTTCTGTGAGAGCTCAGGTTTCTATGGATGCTTCGGGATATACAGGACATTATGATGATATGTATGTGCGAGCCAGGGAATATGGCACTGGTGGCAATAGGGTTAGTTATAAATCAGTTCTTTCGGCAGAAACTGCTGCAACTGTAACTGGTGCAGCTTTTGATGAAGGCGCACTAACAGCTGGTGGTGAAACATTTGCTGTAAGTGTAAATGGTGGCGCAGCCAATACTTTTACTTCTATTGTGTGTGCAAATAATGCAGCTTTAGTAGCAGCTATTGCAGATGCTGGTAACTGGTCAGCAGGTGCACCAAGTGGCTTTTCTGTAACGGTTGGTGGAACTGATGGTGCATCAACACTCACAATCGCTCTTGATGCAGATGCAGATGCATTTGAATTAGGATATGGTCGTAATCTAGAAATCAGTGGTCTTACTTCCTTATTGGATTTTGGATTGACAGCTGGTCTTTCTGTGGCTTCTGTTGAGCCTAGTTGTGCACTCACACTTTATAACGCACGAGACTTGATTACTGAAGAAGATACTTCAATCGGTGGAAATATTGTATTCCTTATTGGTCGTGACAGCACTGACACAGCAACTGCTGCAACTGTTTCGGTATCTGATACTCAAATCATTCTCGATAAGAACGGCGCTCTTGAATATGCATACAATATTGATGAATATACAACCCTTAAGGAAGTTGCTGAAGATATCAACAGTAAAGCTGGTTGGAGCTGTTCAGTAGCTGATGCTGCTTATTACAACCTTCCACTGACTGTATTAGATCGTGTAACTGATCTTCCTTGTTTTTCTGCTGCAGGGCTTAAGCCTGGTCAAATTAAGAAAGATGCTTATGAAGTTGCAGACTTTTTTGACACCAGCGCGCTTGCAGAAATTGGAACTTCTACAGCACAACAAGATCCTACAATTGGATTACCCCCAGCGGTTGCTGAAATTTACATGAGTGGTGGAGCAAAAGGTGCTACAACTACTGCATCTATTACTGCTGCACTTGAGGCATTTGAGAAATTTCATGTTAACTCTGTTATTCCTCTATTCTCACGTGATGCTACAGCTGATATCGTTGATGGCTTAACGGATTCAGGTTCCACATATACGATTGATGGTGTTAACCAAGCAGTTAAAACACATATCTCGATGATGAAGACTACTCGTCGACGCTCTGAGCGACAAGGATATTTATCATATAAAGCGTCTATGACTGATAGTTTCAACTATGCACGTGGTTTAGCTGATGGACGACTACAACTGGCTATTCAAGATGTACGCGCAGTTGATGGACTAGGTAATGTCAAGTGGTTCCAACCATATGCACTAAGTTGTATGCTTGCTGGTGCACGCGCTGGTAGCCCAATTGGAACTCCTCTTACCTTTAAAAATATGAATATCGCAGGATTACGACATACTGCACAGGCTATGACTGTAGCGGATGCAGATATCGTTGTCGATTTCGATCCTGATCTTCATGTTGATGCAGCGATTCAGGCTGGTGTAACCTTCCTAGAGGCACCAACAACTGGTGGATACAGGGTTGTTGTTGATAACACAACTTATGGCAAAGATAATAACTTTGTTTGGAATCGTGGTAATGTGATTTATGCTGCTGATACTGTTGCCTATAACCTACGTACAAATTTGGAAGCAATTTTTGTAGGTCAAAAGAATACAGTTACTGCAACAGTGGTTGCTTCTGCAGTTGAAGCTCAAATGAGTAATTTCTTGGGCCAAGGTATTATTGTCGCATCTGACGATGCCCCTAATGGATTCAAGAACTTAACTGTTAACATTACTGGTAATACAATCACTATTGGTGTGGTAATTAAGGTAGTTGAAGGCATTGACTTTGTTCTTACTGATATTATGATCCAACGTGCTTCTAGCTCCCTGTAATCCTAGCTAAGATTGCTTATAACTCGCGAAGCCCAGGTGTAAAAGCCTGGGTTTTTTCTTATTGTGCTTAAGCTTTTTTCCACTACAATGTATATGTGAGCCTGTGTAAGGTTCAAAGTGTCAATGTAATTGGTAGCTGACTACCACCTAACAAATGAGGGCTTATATGTCTAAAGTAAGAGCTGGCTTTGTCACCGGGGCAAATGCCAAAATAATGATCGACAATGTAACGGTAGCTTATGCAACTAATGTTGGATACGATATCAATGTTCAAACTATTCCAATTGAAGGTATTGGACGATATGAAGTATGGTCTAATGAACCAGTATCGTATTCCTGTTCTGGTAGCCTTTCGATTATTCGCTACACCAAGCGTGCCAGTGAATCTGGAATCTCTAAGGTGGATGCAGATGGCAATACCGTAGATCAAGTACCCACTGGTGCTAGTGGTAACTTGGCCCAACATCTGGATCCTTCAAAACTTTTGGTATCTGAAACATTTGATATTAAAATCTTTGAAAAAACTAAAGATGCTGCCAATGAATATCGAGTAATTGAAATTAGAGATTGCCGACTCACAAGACGTAGCGGTAACTTGGATAAGCGTGGTATCCTTATGGATCAATTTACCTTTGTTGGCGTTTTGGCTGGAGATGCTGGTGCCGACAACACAGGTCTTTCGGCTTCTGAGTCTGGTGACGAAGATCTGAAATCCTAATACCCCTTAAAACTAAGGGGCTTCGGCCCCTTAACTTTTTGAGATACTTATGTCAGGAATGATTCCATTTTTTCTAACCGGTGCCAATGCTAAGGTTAGGGTAAATAATAAAACTATAGCTTTTTGTACTGATTTAAGTTATAGTATTAAAGTGGCTCATGTGAATCCTAAGGTACTAGGCATGTATGAGGGGCATAGTGTTACGCCATTAAGCTATGAAGTAACTGGTAGTTTTACGATTATTAAGTATACTCGTGGAATGGCAGAACAACATGATGGACTGCATGGTGATAAATTACCCTTTGGCGTAACAGAAACTGGTAATGGAATTGGTGCTTGGGGGCCAGATGGTGTTGTTTATGACCTCACAGCAAGTGGTAACGATGGTCGAGCCAATCAATCCTTAAATCCTGTTTATCTCAAAAACTCTGTTATGTTTGATATTGAAGTATATCAAAAAGGACCACATAATGATGAGGTTCCAGTAGCACAACTACCAAATTGTAGAATAATTCAATCAGATTTTAAATTAAGCAAACGTGGTGTTGCGACACAAACATTTCAATTTATTGCCGTATATGCCAATGAAGATACCTTTGTCACTTCAGCTTCTGGGGTGGGACAGAATTTAGGATCTTAATATGAGTAGAAGTGGACCTATAGACCGAAGATCATCTGGACGACGAACTGCAGACGCCACAGCTGCACAAGTGGCTAATATAGCTGGTTCGCGGCCTGTAGGCAAATATCTTACTGGTGCTCGAGTTACTCTTCGTATTAATAAGAAGTTGGTTGGGTTTGCTTTTGGGATTAGTTGGAACATTACCACTCAACAACAAGAAATTCAAACTATTGATGATTATTTACCAGTAGAAATTGCTCCACAAAGGATACATGTTACTGGTAGTATTAATTGTTTGCATATACCTGGTCAATCTCCCACTAAAGAACAATATCAAGCCAATGTGCTTTCTTTCTTAGCACATCAATATATAGAAATAGAAGCCCGTGATGCTCAAACTGATGAAATTCTATTCTATACACCAAAGGCTGCAATTACAGTTCGTCAAGAAGACTTACAAGCAGGCCAATTAGGCAAAATGACTCTACAATTTCTGGCTATTGGTTGGTCAGATGAGCTAAATCCTACTGTCCCTAAGGGTATTGATGGTGACAGTGGTGGTCAAGCACAAAGTGCCATTGGTCAAGCAGTTGATAAAATCAAAAGCTTTTTCTAATTAAGTTATATCACTTCAAGGTATAATACTACTGGATATCTATATATTTAGGAGTACTTATGAGTTTACCTGATCGTAACAGAACATTTTATTTTGATTACACTGATGAATTTGGAAACCGCACTGAGGGTAATTTTACCATTAAGTGTCGGCTTACCATGCGTGAACGGCATGCAATGGAGCTTGAGAAATCACGAGCATTAGGTGGAAATCAGAACCCGACTAATGCACTAATGGGCATTGCAGTTATGGCAGCAACTCTTTCTACGCATATAGTAAAAAGTCCTAATTGGTGGGAACAATCTAATAATGGCATGGACTTAGAGGATGAAAATGTGGTAGTGGCTCTTTATGATCAGCTAACATCTGAGCAATTGGCTTGGAGAGATGAGCTGGTCAAAAATACCCTTGATTCCACAAAAGAAGTCGAAGAAACACAGGATACCCCCTTGGGAAATGGGTCAGTGGAGACGAAATAAGCTCGCTCTCCATTATAGATACAATCCAACAACTCGCTAAAGCAGATGCTAGACGTCCGCTGACAAATCGTTCTAATGTATTAACATACCTACAAACTTGGTGGAGCAAATTCTATAATCGCCCCATAAAAGATCCAATATTACAAGCCTACACTTTTGATGAATTAGTATATGAATACTATTTGCATCATGAGCATTCCACATATCAAAAAGAACGTCTCGAGCAAGAAAATGATAAAATAGAAGAGGAGAAGTATCAAGAGGCTGAAGCTTGGGCAGACAAGATGGAAGCTGAAGAGCTTGATGATGAATTTAATGAATTAGAAAAAGATCCATTAAAAGACCCTGACAATATTGCTTGGATGGAAGAACAAATGAAAAAAGCTAAAGAGCAATATGGTGAAGATTTTGGTGAAGATATTAGCGAGGATTTTGAGTAATGGCTGATGGACCAAAGAAATATTGGGAAAATCTAACACCTGAAGAAGAACAGCAATTTGCAGTAGATGTTACTGAAAATACTGTTCCTCATAGTATTGAACAAGCTATCCAACGACGACGTGAGCGTCTTAATGAGCCGTTTGCTGAACAGCGATATCGTCAAGTTTATTATGATCAACAAAAGAAAAAATTAGATGATCTTCAGGCAAATGCCCCAGGGCCTAGAGCTGGAAATGATGTACTTGCTGCTCACCAAGAACAAATACAACGACAACAAGATAGATTATCTGCACTACAAGAAGAATTTGCAGAAGGTGGAAAATGGGAACAACACCGCGTACAGGCCGCAGATCGTGGTTTAATGAGTTCCACCAATACACTAACTGGTCCACGTGCTACTCATGAACAAATTAACCGTGTGGCTACTAGCGTAGAGCATTTGGGTGAAATTAATCGTAGAATGGCCGATCCTCGGATGACATCTACATTCCTTGAAAAAGAAGCCAAGCGTCGTCAGTATCAACTAGAGGCTGAACGTCAAAATATTGCATCTATTGCAGCACGTGGTATTACATCTGAAGATGATGAAGAGCGCTATCGACAGTCTGGTAGTGAAATTCAAGATCATATCAATGAACTTGGGATTATTAAAGGTATTCAAACCCGTCAGCGTTTAAGTCGTACAGATTTGCCCGGTAGGCAACGTAGTGCCGAAGAATTAATGTCCCGTGTTGGTGCTTCGGTTATGGATCAAGAGATCAAATCTGATGTAGCTATGGGTAAAACAGGTTCTCTTAAAACAGAAACATCTAATTTACGATCCTTACAGCAAGAAATCCTAGAAGCTGGTCGTGCGTTCTCTA